TTCGTCCTTCCAGTACTCGTGGTGGGCACAGTACATCGAAGAGAGGAAGTCCAGACCCTTCTGCATGTTCGAGAACATGGTATGCTGTGCAAGCATGGTGTCCCGGACGAGGCGAGGCTCGTAGAGGTGGTGGCGTAGGATGTACTGCATGTCGTAGGAGAAGTTTTGACCTACTACCTCGACACCAGGGTGCGTAAGTAATCGACGGCTAAGCCAAACCAGCTCGGCTTCTTCTTCCGCTCCCCAATACCCATCGGCTCGCTCGACGCACATGAAGGGGATGCAGATGGCATTGAGTTTCGACCACGCGATGCCGAGACAAGCAATGTGACCTGCTCTGGTTTCAATGTCGACAGAGAGTTTAAATACTGTTCCCATTCCTGCTCGTCGGTCAGCTTCTCCGATGAGTTGTTGTAGCACGCTGACTGCTGTTCCGTAATCCGGCCGGAGTATGAAATCGTATTCCGGCCGGTTAATGGCGGATGACTGACTCTCGACTCTCCCCCGCTTGAGATCATGGATAGCAATCGGACGCCATGACCAGTTTTTCTGAACCATAGCGGGGTTATACACTGGAATGACCTTTGGTCGGTATTCGAGGCCGAGCTCAAGGTCACATTCCAGCACACTCCCTCGCCATGACGTGATACCCCATTTACCTGTAAGCGCCCACAGCGACACGTTGCCGAAGGCGAAGATGACATTGGGACGGCACTGCTCAATCTCCCTTTTGAGTAACTCAATCCCGTCAAGCACACAGGGCAGGACCATACGATCGCGGTGCCGGATATGTGCAGAAGTTTCTTGCGTGCGTTTACTCGCGATGAAAAGTTCGAGGTCATTGTTTGGTGGCCTTATACGGATGACACTAGTTGCGAAGCACGTCGAACGCATAATGCCGGCTTCCTGAAGCATCTTGGAGAGCTCAGCGCCGGCATAGCCTGCGAACGGCATGGACTGGACGATTTCCTGCTCGCCTGGAGCTTCTTGAAGAAGCATGATCTTGGCGGGGCACGGACCGGAGGGACGAAGCATTTAAAACTCCTTAGTATGTTGGGTTACGGCTGTTGGCGGGGTAGGTTCGCCCTTCAATCAGCCTTGAGCTCTTGAATGCGTTTGAGGCCCATGCCGAAGTATTCCGCATTTTGTTCGATTCCCACCGCTTTAACTTTGAAGAGATGAGCCGCTGGGAAAATGGTACCGGAACCAGAGAACGTGTCGAGGACGCTATCCCCAGGACGTACCGACCTTTGAAGCAGATTCTGGTAGACCGCAACGGGCTTTTGTGCCCCGTGGGAAAGGTTTTCATCGGCCGCCGACTGAATGACGTCCGGATAAATGTGTGTGGTCGGCTTGTCGCCTTTGATCGCATACAGAATGATCTCATATTGCCTCCGAGGGCCGCGGTCTGGGAGAGGGACACGGCCAGAGTTGGTTTTGTAGTTGATGAGGGGAGTGCGGAAGACGTACCAGCCGGCTTTGCGCATTTCTTCGCGGAGCCAGAGGAAGTGCTCGATATCGCAGAAGAGGTAGGCGTGGGCCTGGGGCTTGGTTACGGCGAAGGAGAGCGGGCACCATGCGGTCATGAGCACACGGAAGGCTTCGGGGGAATCGTCGTAATGATGCTCGATGCCCGCAAGTCGCCCCGCACCGTCGCCGAAAGAATCCGCCCCCATACCGTAGGGAGGATCCGTAAGGATGACGTCGAATCGCCCACGATTCTCTGGATCGGCCATCCAATGAAGGCAATTCCCGTTGAACGCTTCATGCAGGTCTGCGGAAAAGGTTGCCCCAACAGCTGCTGCAAGCGCCGCGTTAGACTTTGCCTCCTCCTGTTTCTTGAGAATTTTAAAAGCTTCATCGACGGACTTTGCCTTTGCAATTGTAGGGTTGTCGAGGTGCTGGGATACGATGAGCTGCTTGCGCACGGTATCGCGGATGGAGCCGAGCTCGCCATCAGCCTTGCCCTTGGTGGAATCAGGGTTGAGCTCCCGGGCGAGGTCGGAGATGGAGGGGGGAGCGGCTTCCATGGAAGCTATAAGTTTTTGTATCGCTTCCGCTTCGTCCAAATTAGGGTTTGCTAGAACTTTAGCGGATAAGTCTTCTATCTTCGCAGAGTGCTGCTTCTGACGAAGAACACGCAGACGCTCGACGGCCGCAGCTTGTTCCTGCCATGTGAGGTCCGCACGCTTGAGATTCTCATCGAGTTCCGCTTCCTCCGCATCGAGGATGGAAAGTTCGCCGAGCGTGGTGTACGGCACACGGCCTGGAGGAATGACTTGCCCGTTATAGCGGACTTCATCACCGAGCTCCCACATGTCACAGAGGGTTTTGAGGCGGCGCTCACCGGCGACAAGGACCAGCCCGCCAAAGGCTTCCCGCATGACTGGCGCGTGCATCAGGCCATTTTTACGGATGGAGTCGTAGAGCTCCTGCATCTTATTCGGGTCGAAGACTTGGCGCTGGCGGTCTTCCGTGATCGTGATTTGATCGTAAGGGACTGTTTTGGTCATGTAAGGCTCCTGGAATGGTTAACGGTTTGGGCGCGGGGAATGGCGGCGCGGCGGATCGACGGAAACCGGGGATTCCGGGCCGTGGCGCGTCGCAAACCGTGGGGATGGGTAATGTACCGTCGCAATGTTCGGACGGCGTATGGCGCGTTCTATCGCCCGTGGGATTATTACGTTCATGGCCAAGTGGCTTTCATGACAGGATGAAAAACGGCCGGAAGGTCCGGCCGCAAGGGGTACTACGAGAAACTAGCTGGCGCCGGCGGCTTAGGCCTTGGCGACCATTGGCACGTCGATGTATGGTGCTTCAGGGTTTTCCGGGTTGGTGCGGTGGGAGACCTTGATCTTCGCCATGCGGCCGGGGATCTGGTTGAACGAAAAGGCTTGGCCATGGGTGTTCAGATCCAGTGCGGCGCGCAGTTTGCCCAGGGCGACATTTTTGCCCTTGCCCATGTCCAAGCCGCCGGCTTCGGTCAGGTCCAACATGACGCCTTGTTTCACGGTGACTTTGTCGCGGCCGAGCAGTTCTTTCACGCCTTGGTCGTCGATCAGCCAGAAGACTTCCAGGGTCAGGCCGGAGACCGAAGGGTCGTCTTTCTTGGTCCATTGGCGCAGGTTGATCTTGTCGGCCACAGCGGTGTAGTCGCCGACAGGGACTGGGATGGCAACGGTGGAGTTTTCTTGCTCAATGGTTTGGTCGAGGAAAGCATTGATATCGAACATGATTTTGGTCCTTTAGGTAGGTTTAAGTTAAATTCGTGGTTTTCCGCCCACGATGGCGTTCGGATGACATAGTGAGGGCTGGACCACCAGCTGTCAACTGATTTTTTCAACCCTTACGGCTACACGTCCATTTCTGCGATAGCGTGGAGGGTTTCGTGCTGGCGCTTGGTCATGAAGGCACGGAGGCCGTAGTCGGCCCACTTGCGGCGCCACTGATCGACGAAGTTCTTTTGAAACTCGCTGTAGGCTTTTTCTTCGGCGGTGTTGAGGACGTCTTCGAACTCGTTGCCGTCGGCGAAAAAGGACTCGATGTTGGTTTCTGTGCGGAAGCGGTCGGTCATTTTGGAGGCTCCAGGATCATGTAGTGGGTTGGTGGATAGAGTTTATCTCCGGTCTCTTTTTCGTACCAGTCACCGCCAAGAAACTCTGCCACAGCGTAAAATCTTTCACCGGAAGACTTTAAATTGCCGCACCAGCCGGTAACTACAGCTTGCGTGCCTTCTTCCGGCAAAGTTTCTACTGAGGTCCATTTCACAGCACACCTCCCCGCGATTTCCACTTCTCCACCAGCGGCTTGAAGTCCGGCGCCTGTCCAGCCGCCCATGGGAGGTTCCGGGCCTTCACGTCCGCCATGGACGAGGACGTGTCCCAGCTCCACTTCGTCCCTTCCCGCACGGTCAGGATCACGTCCGAGAACATTGGAGCGACTTTCGGGCCGAGCTTCTGGCCGAGTGTTGAGACCATGAGCTTAACGCCACCTAGGACCTGATCCGTCTCGCGTTCGACGTGTGCGATCTGGACGTAGTGGCACTGGCAGTTGTCGGTCAGCTGGCGCATGAACTTTTCCAGCGTGTCTTGGGCAATGCCCCAATCAGACTGGGACTTGACAGGCTTGCCGCCGACGACGAGGGACATTGCGGCTTTGTTCAGGCCTGCCATGCCGTCGATGACGAGAGCGCGGTTGGTGCCCCATTCGGCGACGGAGCCGAAGGTCTGGCCAGTCCGGTCGTCCGGGAAGTTGTTCAGCGCGGTGAGCAGGGTGATGAACTGGTTGTGCTTGTTCCGGTTCGGATCCTGCATCTTGGCGAGGGATTCCAGGGACAGAGTGTTGATCTTCGTCGCGGCGTCGATCATGTCCGTAAACGAAGCCTTCGGCGCGGCGAGAGTGTGCCAGTGAAGGTTTGGCGGGACTTCCTTTTTCTTGTCCGTCCAGTAGCCGAGGAGGGATTCCAGACCGGCTTCGAGGTTGAGGTAGAAGACCTCCACGCCAGCGTCGACGAGGGTGCCGATGGCGGTGGTCTTGCCGGTGCCGGCTGGGCCCATGAGGAGGGTCTTCATGCCGGGGAGGGTGGACTTCAATGTTTCCACTGCGGTTTGGTTAGTCATTTGCGACCTTTCTTGAGCTGTTTACGACGATCCTGGATGTTGTGAACATCTTCTACCATTTCCAGGAGTAGGTTCCGGATAGCTACGGCTCGTGTCTCTAAGGCCGGAACCTTCCTCACATGGTACAACGCCGACGCCATGCCGCGCAAGAGGTAAATTGCGAAGTTTTCTTGCGAGGCGATGGTCTGATTGGCGGTGTGCCCCCGGCCATTGGGGTTTTGGCTGCGAGGGCGCATGATCAGCACTTCTTGCCGTGCTTGAACGGGCGCGACAGGTTATAATGAGTTTTCGCCACGATCGCTTCCGCCAGGCGCAGCTTAAAGTGATGGGCAAAGTCCAGGATACGGATCACGGCGTCGGCCAGCTCTTCTTCCACACCCGTGAACTGCGGAATATGGTCGGATTGCAGGTCCTTGCGATCGGCTTCCATGGCTTCGGAAATTTCCGTGGTGATCAGCATCAGCTTTTCGCCGACGTTCTCGGATTCCCAGAAACCTTGTTGATCGTTCCAGTCGTGGATCAGCTTTGCCAGCTGTTCGAATTGCACCTTGGTGAAAGGCAGCATAGCTTGCATGTGCGCTCCGGTCTGAGCTGCGACATGCTTGCGGACGTGCGCCACCAGATCGTCAGTGTTACTTTGTGCTGAAGTTTTCATCATGAATCCTTTCATACGCTTGAATATGCCTTTCGAGTTCCCACTGAAGCACCGGCATAGGAAGTGCGTCAATGAACGGCTTGTCCCAGTGTTTGGTCATGATAGAGCCTGGAACGAAGCCGTAGAGCTTGTGAGGGGATTCTTTGGAACAACGGCCGGTGACGGCCTCCCAATGCCAGGTCCCGACGGAGGAGCTGAGAGGGGTCTTGGCGTAGACCTCACCGCAGCACTCGCAGACAAAGACATACGAATGGCAGTGATCGTTGACCTCCCGCTCCACACGGTCTATGAGCTGACCCTCGATGAAGAAGAACTGTGTAGCTTTCACAGCAGCCTCAGCGGATCGTCTTGGTACTTCGAGTCGATGACGATGTTCTCGATCTTGTATCGCCAGACCTTGTAGCCGGATTCTTTGAGGTGGCGGACACAGCCACGCATGCGGCCGACGAGGTGCTCGAAGGTCTGGCAATGCGCGGTCATGAAGGTGTCGTGGCGGGAGGGCTCGAGGCCTTCTTTCTTGACCATCAGGAGCTCTGCGACTTTGAAGCTGTGGACTTCGGCGATATCTTTCACGAGCTGAAGGCGGTCGTGGTCGAGGACTGGCTCGATGGTGATGTGGCATTCGTACATTTTATAACTCCTCAGTGTGAGTTGAAAACCCGCCGGAATACGGCGGGGTATTTCGTGGGGATTACGCCGGGACGCGGCCGGAACCTTTACAATGCTGACATGGCGACTCCTTTTTGCCACCAGAACCGTAACATACCGAACAGCCGCGCGTTTTACCGAAGGGTGTAAGTTCGGTTCTAGCCATCTCAAGAATTTGTTCAGGCGCTTCATCTACATAGTACCCATCACCTTCCTCGAACTCAATTAAAGACCCTGAGTTTTTTGGGGAGATGAGAGTAGCCCTGTCGATGTTGAGGTACATCACGTTACCCCCTTTATGCAGTGCTATCCATTTCATGACGTATGCCCCCAGCTCTTTTCCCACTCTTCCACGCTCAGCTGGCGCCTTGCCAGCGGGTCCCAGACCTTCTGCTCGAAGTACGACGACAGCCAGCCTTCCGGCTCCTTCGACTTGCAGATCTGGAGGAGGCTGCAGCCGCCGTATTCCGCGCAGCCGCTGTCCATGGAGTAATCCCACCAGCCGTCTTTCCAGCACTGGATCATGCGCTGGGTATCCCGGACGGTTTGTTCGAGCCAGCGATCGATCTCCCAATCCCCGCGATAGGTCATGGCCTGGAGGGTGTCGTACTTCGTTTTGAGGATCGACACGCCCCGCACGATCGCGCCGTCGGTCTTGATCCCGTCCTGCAGTGCCGCCCACGAATACCCGCTGAACTGTGCCCGCATTTCCCACTGCCGCGGCCACGACGCGCCGAGCTGGCTGGTCGTTTTCTCGTCGACGATGTAGGTCCCGCCCATGTAGTGGGCGATCATGTCCGAACGGCCCGTATACAGGATAGGGTCGCCGGTGACAGGGTGATTGACAGGCAGAGGATGAGCAAAAGAATACTCAATACCGCGCTTATCCCCCACAGTAATTGGCTCCATTCCGTCTTCACCCAGTGGGTAATTGTCGAAATAGAAAGCCAACGCCCCGGCCGTCCGTTCAAGGGACTTGGCGGAGTCGCTTGGGCATTCGAAGTCCCCGTATGCTGCCATGAGCCCGGCGATGCCGAGTTCTTCCGCGAGTTGTCGATCACCAAGCGAAGTTGTGGTTTCTTTCCATTCGACATGACGAAGCTCCAGGCCGGTTTCTGGGTCAGGGCGGTAGGTCACGACCGGCTCGACGACCTCACCGCAGAAGAATGCCTTGCGGGCGATTTCGATGCCCTTGGCGAAGGCCCCGCCAGCGATGAGGTGGACACTTTCCGATTGTGGTTTCCAGTGCTGGACGTACGTCCGGTAGGCCTTTTGAGGGCAGGACCGGAAGGACGACAGGATGGTGGAGTCCAGGGTATGGGGGAACATTGGGCGGGTGGAGGTCATTGCTGTTCCCCCGGCGCTGGCAGTGCCAGCAGATTGCTGATTTTTTCCTCAGCTTCACGCACAGCGTCTGCGCATGCCGCACGAGCATCCTTGATATCCTTCTGCAGTGCGGCCACAGCTTTTGGCAAGGCCTCGTCACGGGAAGGGATTTTCAGTTCTTCCGCTATGTGTACGAGGTGCTCGCCTTCGCTGACAGTCACCGCGCCGCCGTCCTGAACTTCACGGCAATGGAAGTCCCAAGGGTATGGCCTACCGCCTTCCGCGATACGGCGTAGTCCGTCTTTGTCCATGATAATTGCAAGCTTCATCTTACTCTCCTCTTCGATGGGGGCCGTGCCCCCGGTTGGTTAACTTTTACAGCCCGTCCAGTTCCGACAGCAAGTCCGCTGCGTTCGTGTTCGGTTTTTCCTTCGCCGCCGACTTCGTTGCCTTCGCGCGCGCACTCGTCGCATGTGCGGCCACACGGTCTTGGCGGAGGAGATTAATCGCCTCCCGCATCTGTTCCTTCGTCAGCTTATTTTCACGGGACAGCTGGCGGAGCTCAGCCAGATACTGGATAGTTTCTTGGGAATGTGCCATAGGGCCTCCTGAATGTTGATACGGGATTATACCCCGGGGTTATAAAGCTTCAGTTTTGTTTTGGCGAAGACTTGGATTTTCGACGATGGTCTTCGACGGTAGGAAGTGTGAACATAAGCCAGCGCTCTGCACACACAGAGTTTGGCGCACGATGCCAACCGTTAATACCGAAGTCTACCCACACCCCACCACGGAGCTTACGCCACCAGCGGAAGTTACTCATGGCCGACCTCTTTCTGAGCTCCTTTGTTGCGGGCGGCGTCGCGCAACTCACGCACCGCATTCGCGCATTGCAGGCAAGCCGTACGATACGCTCCGTTCGTGCCGTCGGCTTGCTGGTCGCATGCTTGTGCGGCCTTCTCCAGCACCAGCGCCGCATCTTCGCTATCCGCTGCACTGGTGGGCTGACCGAACCCGGCCCCATGAAGGGCGTTCAGAATTGCTTCCTTCGCGTCAACAAAGCCATTCAGGTATTTTTCGCCCTGTTTCGGAAGAGGTACATCACATATCACTTGCGCTATTGAACCCCGCCACTTACCTTGCGGCGCTGCACTGGTGGGGCGCTGGGCGAGGGCTGCGCGCAGTTCGTTCAGTTCAACCTGCATCGCATCGCAGATCACGTTCGCCGGTTGGTTTGCCGGAATGCGCTGCGACCACGGCTTGATGCCGGTGCCGTAGACATCCCCCGCCTGCTGGCCCACCGCATCACCCTGCGCGGCGGATGGCTGGGCTATGCAGAGAAGATCCCCCACTTTTACATCCAAATGCCAGCCATCAGACGCGCTTACTTTGATTACTGCGGTATGGCTCACTTCATTGATCTGCGAAACTATGGCTACCGGCTTCGCCTCCACTGGCGCTGCATCTGCTGGGGGATGGGCGGCGATAGCCTTGCGGGCTTCGACCAACAAAACCTGCAAACCCTCGCATTGGTCTTTAAGAAATGTGTTTTGCTGAACCAAATACTGCGGATCAGCAATCGTCTCAATACCGTGGATGTAGTCACGGATTGGTTGTGGGAGCGCGTTGATTGCTTCTGGTGTCGGCTTCCAGTCACCGCCCTGCTGCCCGGCTACTGGCGCGGCTTGGCGGGTGGCGAGGATGGCGCGGACGTGCTGCGCACCGAGTGCGAAGGCCTCTTGATGATCGACCGGCTCACGGTTTGGGTCGTTGTACCAATTCGTTGCGGCTACTTGGATGGCTGCATCGCTCAGCCCTTGAATGTCTTTGTTCGTTTGCATAGTCTTCCCCTAAGCCAAAAACAGTCGTTTCTTTGATCGCGTCACGCCGACATACAGGCACTGAAACGCTTCCCCGCGCTCCCGATTCAGGAGAATATCTCGAAAGTCTACATACGTGTCTTCGTACGTCGAGCCCTGACTCCTATGCGTTGTGATGGCATATGCGTAGCGGGCTTTGTGGAACGATTCTTTAAACGCCCAGAAGTTTCGCCAGAGCCGGCCGTTAGCACGCGCTTCGGCTGCGCGCCGGGCCACTTCGGCTTCATAGGCCCGTTCCGAGTCTTCGTGTAGGAGCCAGATGGTCCCGGTATTGTTATCGTCGAATGTGACGTTAAGCGCATAGCACTTAAATTCCCCATATTCTGGGTGATAAGTCACATTAACCCGCGTGACAACACCTTCGTCGTCAGTGTGTGCGACTGGTTCGTTTTCGAAGTCTCGTGCAGGCTCAAGCATGATGAGGCGATCGCCTTCCACCCAGCGTGATCCCACGTCGTCAAAGATCGCAGAGCGGATAAGCGTGTTGAGCTGGTCCACACGAACATTACGCCATGCGAGTGCTTTTGCCATGCCAGGCCTGGAAAAGTCTCCTTTAGTCGCTGCAGCCAGAATTCTGGATTCGAAGTCGCGAGCAGGACAGACCCAGACTCCTTCTCCGCCATCATTGTCTGAAGACGGGCTGAAAGATGGAGCAGGATGGCCCTGCTTTTTCCGGACGGCTGTGGCGAGTTGAAGGATCTGATTGTCATGGCGCATGACCTTTTCCAGAATGAATTTGTCTTCGATCTTCCAGATCGGCGAGGCCTTTTCCTTCACCGGTGGGAGCTGGAAGCGATCCCCCATGAAGATGAATTTGATGTTCTGCTGCTTCGCAGTCAGGGTGATGTACTTCATCACCTGCGAATTGACCATCGATCCTTCATCAACAACGACCGCAATGAAGCGCGTGAGGTCGAGGGGATCTTCGGGGATGGCGAGTTCCTTAATTTCGCCATTTGCTTCAAGCCGTAGGCCCAGAAGACTGTAGATTGTTCGACACTCAGGCTTATAGCCATCGGTCGTAACGGATTCGCGAAGAACCTTCGTGGCCTTGTTCGTTGGCGCGGTGAAGACGAGTCGCCCACGTAGGCGGTTGACGAGCTCCTTAATGCAGTAGGTTTTACCGACACCAGCCGGGCCTTCGAGTACGAAGAAAAGCTCGGGGGACGACGTGATAAAGGCTTCCAGCGCGGATACCGCATTGAGCTGCTCCTCGTTCAAAGGGAAAGGAAGGGGGATTTTGACCGGGGAGGTGTCGGCCGGCTTCGGTGCCATGGAGGCTTCGAGCTTGGCGAAGTCGAAAGGTTTGAAAGTCACAGTCGCACCTCTTCGTCACGGTCCAGGACGAGGGTGGGCAGGCGTGAAGGGTCCTGAATATATCTGACCGGCATGTCCAGATTGTGGGCGAGATCGATTTCCATCTCCACACCTTTCGACACGTCCCAACCGTTGAGTGGCAGCACCCAGACTTCATCGCATCGACGGAGCATAGCGATGCATTGCTTCATCCAGAAGCGATGACTCTCGCGGAGATCGTCCGGCAAGTGCTTGTCAAACCCTGTGCCGTGGGTGAGCGGGCTGAACACCGCCACGTCCGTATGCAGGCTAAGGATCAGTGCGGTGAAGTAGTTCGCTTCAATCGCGCGGATTTTCTGGATGTTTTCGTCTTTGTCCGTGTAGGGACAGGCAAGGTAAATGAGTTTCATTTGCGGCTCCTTACTGGTGTGGATAAACTTGTGGCTCTTCGCCGAATGCTTTGCAGAGTTCGACATAGTCGATGTTCGCGAAGATGGCGGCTTTGAGCAGGATCTGGATCTCGATCTCGTTCGTCGCACGCATTCGGCTGATGGTTTCAGGATGGTTTGTGAGGGCTTTCGCTACACTCTTCCGCTCCGTCATGCCGGTTTCAAGGCCGAGGATTTCTAACAGCGCATCCACGCGGGAGAACGTCGTGCGAGGCTCCTCCATCCCAGGCCAGATATAGGTGTAGTGGCGGTTTTGCGCTTGCGAATGCGCTGGTTGGCGGTAATCAGGCAGCATTTTTCATCTCCTTCACTTTTTCCAGCCATCCTTCGAGCAGCGTGGTGACGAGCTTTGCCCACGCGCCATGTGGGACCTTTCCATCGATTTCTGACATGAGCTCGAGGTCGACCTTAACGGCGATGGTTTGTGGGATGGAGATGTTTTTCTCCACCGGGCGGATGGTAAGCTTAGGCTTTGGCATTGTGGCCTCCTTCAGTGTCGTGGTTGATTTACAGGCTTTTCCGCCGCTGCGAGTTCCGCGTAGGCGTTGACTTCGTTGGTGAGGTTGTACACAGGCGAACCCGGCGCATTGCGGAAGTCGGCGAGGTCGGCGAGCTTCGTATAGTCCGGGTCGTTGAAGGCCTGGAGGATGATGCGGAGGTCTTCGGCGGAGACCATGATCTTTACGCGTGACATGGGAGGGGCTCCTTTACTGGATCTGGGGCGTCAGTCTTGCCTTTACCTCTTATCGGTTGCAGATCGGCGTCGTAAGGCCCACGCTCAGATATCGTTCCGGCCGGGTCTAACTGACCAGTCCTAAAATTCCACATGGGCGATATCAACTTAACCTTCCATGCTGGACCTTTTCTTGCGATCCAAACGGACAGACATTCAACCATTGCGCCGGTGTTACGGCTGTTTGGGCGAATTATTATTGCCAGATCTCCCGGCTTGCATTTCAGGCCTCCCATGTCATTTCCTCCTCTACATTCTCCGTATCCCAGCCCTTCGTCCCCGCGCACTCACAGCACACGCTGACGTTGGAGTATTGTTTCGCCACCTTCTGCGGCGCATCGGCCATGGTGTCGGCGACAATCAGACGCGTGAGTCCCACCGTCGTCTTGTGCTTCTGCTCGTGCATGAGGTGGCTAAACACCTCCACGTAATACCCGCAGTCGCAGGACACATGCTCAAACACCGCGACATTCGCCAGCGTGGTCCAGACGTTGCGGGATTCCCATTCCCGGACCTTCGCCTCGATTTCCGCTCGCTCGGCGGCGGAGATACTCTGGCGCTTGAGCCGCTCGCGGTTGTTTTTGTTCGCCTGGACTTCATCGCGTTGCGCGACGGCGGATGCTAGCAGATCGTCAAGGTCCGCAAAAGCCTCGGCTTTCGTCTGTGGCTTCGCCTTCTGCCCCTGCGCGGACGCGAGAAGATCATCCAGTTCGTTTTGAATCGTGATTGCTTCGGATGTGTTCATGTTGTCAGTTCTCCGGTTGACAAGTGGAAAATCCGCCCGAAGGCGGACTGGTGGGGGCGCTTGGGTTAGCGTGCCAGAGCGTGGGCACGACCCTTTGCACGTTTGGTAGATGGGGCCTTGGTGAAGCCGATACCGCGCTTTTTCTTTTGAATCACATTGGTGATGTTGTTGAACATCGCTGGAACTGCTGCGCTGGTAGCGGTACTGAACATTGCGTTGAAGATGCGCGAAGCCAGAGTTTTGTTCATGGGAAATTCTCCTTTTAGTGTCAGGTGGATATGAATGCGGAAATGAATTCCACACGGAATATGATATCGTATTTCCGGGGGAAAATGTGAAGAGATTAGGACGACACGCCACAGTTTTGTAGGCGTATTCCTACATGACGTAGGAAAGCGACAACGCCCGCAAGCCAGAGGGAGAGTAGCTTGCGGGCGTCGCGCCAAGGTTTCGCCTTGGGAGGCTTCGGGTTACAGCCCTAGGCCTTGCACCTCAAGACCCGTTGAGGTGTATGTTGGAGGAGGCTTAGGCCGCCGGTGACGATGCGTCGCCGTCTGCACCGAGTTCGTCCAGCAGCGCGGTGGTGTCGACTTTCGCGCCCTTGTTCGCTTTCTCGGCTTCGATGCGTTGGACGATAGGTTTCAGCTCGGCCGATTCACGCAGCGCGGTCTTCTGTGCGGCGGTCTTCGTGGACAGGAAGGCCTTCACCTTGTCGATCGAGATGCCTTTCAGCTCGCACAGCGCACGGGCCAGGACCGACGTACCGGACATGCCGTTGGCTTCACGTTTCGCGCCCCATTCGCCGTTGTTCAGGCGTTCGATCAGCGCGTCGATGGCCATCACTGCATCGTCAACGTCTTCCAGGCCGGCGGTTTCGTCGCCCAGTTTCTGTTCGGCGCCGTGGGCAGCGAACTTGTTCAGCAGGACAGGCGGGATCACGAAGGTGCGGGTTTCGCCGTTGCGGAAGTCGAAGCGGGTCGATACCACACCGTCCTTCACGAACGATTCTTTCAGCATCTTACGTTTGCCAGCGAAGGCCACCGAGCGGCCGTCTTTCATGGTCACGTTTTCGACAACGGTAGCGGCTTTGCCAGCTTTTTCATTTTCTTGCGACATGGTGTTGCTCCTAAGATTGTGGCAGGCATTTAAGGGATTCGCCACCGCTGCGGTGCTTGCCGGTCTGCCGCGTGATGTGGTGGCGATGTGAGGATCGTATGGGCTTTGCGCGGAGCTGTCAATGGTTCCTAGCGAAGATTTCCGGCCATGAGCGCATTCTGCAACACTTCCGTAAGATCTTCCGCATATTTACACGTCAAGAACAATCCCCAGCCCGTATCGTACTCCCGGACATTGACGCGCATGTCGTAATTTTCCAGAACCTTTTGATACGGATGGGCTGAAAAGTTCTTTATCATGTACCGGAAGGCGGAAAAACGTCGCTGTTCGATATGCGCGAGTTTTTTCCCAGTCTTCCCTGCCGTTCCGTAAAGCTCCATTTTCATCTCGTAAGTAAAAGTTTTCGGCGGATCGCCTTCATTCAATGCTTTCAGCAACGTCAACATTGGGTTGTTAAAGAAGATTGGGAAGTTTTCCGGAGGCCGCATCTTATACATAGGCATGATAAAACCTCCCTCAGCTTTTCCCGAGATATTTATTCGCTTTTTCACGCCCTGCAGCTCCTGGGTCAAATCCACCACCTTCCGTTTTCTCCTCTTCCAGTCGCTTCATCAGCCTTTCCATCGACTCCATAGCCTCGCGATCGAGTTTCGTCAAAACCTGTGGCTGGTCGATCGAAACACCTGCCTGCTCAGCCATTCGGAGAACTGCGTCTGGGATTGTCGACGGACGGACTTCATACGTCAGTTCATCGATCATCGAAATCTCGCACTCCCCACACGCAATCCTCGCTTCTGTCCCTTCCTGGCTCATGTTCGCCATCGCAGCTTTTCGTACATTGTACATCTGAAATCGTGTACGTAAGGCCTCGTTAGCCTCTTTGAATTTCAGCGTTACCCCACCCTCGTTAAACGCCTTAATCCAGATCGAAATCAAAATCCTCTTTGTGTCTTCGCGCATGGTACGCACTCCTCTAAGTAATGAAAACGGGACGGCGGAAATCTAAGCCATATCCCCACGAAAAACCAACCCCCAGCCTATCCCTCCCCCTAATGACCTGTCAACACGTTAGGACATGTCTTAGGATGGCTATAGGCTGCGTCATGATGCGTGGTGGTGGTCGGGTGATGCCGGTGTATCGCGACATTATTGACCGCCCCTCTATGCCTCCCTTCTTGTGTTATAAAAAAAATAATATTGACAGACCAGCAAGACATGGACACATAGGAGGGGCGGACAATGTTGCCCCGATATTGCCGCATCGCACGGCCAGCTCCAGGGATATCCCGGTGAAATACAGAGACGTATTTCCCACGGATTTAATAGCGGCGTTTTGACGGGGTTTCGGCCCGGGATGATACGACATACCAACACGCGGCGAAAACGGCGTGGCGGGGCCGGAGAACGCGCCCAAATCGATTCCGGGCGGCGGGCGATGCACGGGATAGGGACGAAGAAAAACCCCCGGGATTACCGGGGGCTTGGGGATGGGAGCGTGACGGTCAGCCTTCCGATTCCGTTCGTAGCACGTCTAGCGCGGCTTCAATCCGCATCGCCCAATGTTCCGTGACGACAGCGTTGCCGATCAGGGCGTTGATGACGGATAGGCTGGACGATGTGCGAGCGGTTTCGCGGTCACGTTCGGCGACGATCCGCATGTCTTGGATCGTGTTGGCGAGTTCCTGCAGGGCCGTAGCGGTAATGTCCATGTTAGAACATCCCTTCGCCGAGTTCAGCCAGCAGATCTGATGCGGTGGAATCGCCCGGTTTGGTGGACTCCGCACGCATGCGTTCGATGATCTCGGCGATGCGCGGCTCGCGGCGCAGTGCGGCCTTCTCCTTATCGTCCTTCGTTGCCAGCCACGTTTCGATCTGATCGGCGGTTTTGCGGCCTTGGTAGTATTCCACCAACGCGCGTTTGAGCATGCCGCCGGTGTTGCCACCGCCTTCGCGACGTTTGTTCCATTCCCCGGCCAGCAGGCGATCATAGACCTCCCGTACAGCCTCGTATTTCGTGTCGATCGTTGCGGCCTTGCCCGTGGCGGTGTCCCGGCTAATCGCCGCTGCGTCCACGAGCTTCTGTTTCAGCCCGTGCAACGTCGCGGCCAACACGATTTCCGGCTTGAGGTCCGCCAGCGTGATGGTCAACGCCTTCGTGTTTGCGAAGACCAGCGTCACGCCGTTCTCTTCCCCGGTGTTCGCGTCGCGGGCGATCTGGGCTTCGATATCCGGTTTGCGTTTGGTTTGTGCTTGCGTATCCATGTGCATTTCTCCTATGCGGTTAGTCAGTGGGTGCGAATGTGCCCCGCAAAACGCCCTGTCACGGCGTTTCACGTGGAACAATCAGGCCAAACGGGTGACGAACCGACCATTCACTACGACCTGCCTCAAAAACGCCATCCGAGCCAATGCTAGTCGAATGTCATTTTCGTTCACCAGACAATCCACGTGTTGGCGGCAATGCGCCAACGCCTCTTCTCGGGTGTAATCAGTCCATCCCGTTGCGTCTAGTGCATGCATGCACATATCAATCCGGCCCATCCCATCCCCCATTAATGTGTTGTTTCGATGTATCCAGTATCGTCCATTCGTTCCCCCTTGTCGAGAAAAAGATTTCTATCGTCTGCACCCTTTCGATAGTCAGTCCCTATGGGGGGGGGCTTCCCGGCAGCCGGGGGTCGGCGTATAGGGGTCTTTAGCCGCATTCCCACTGGACGCACGGAGGTCACTTTTTCACCCTCACCGACTGATCGCGAAAAATTTCCAAAAAACTTGGAATTGAATTCCCCCGGGAATATGGGGAAGTACTCCCCATGGGATATCCTTAGATTTTCGCCGGGCGCGGCTTGACATGGGGGCGAGCCAGGGCTATGCTCGGCGGAAATTATGACAGGAGGGCTTATGGCCACACCACTGGAAGGGACCGCATCGGCAGCGAATGCTGTAACTCGCATCAAGTACACACACGATGCGATGATTGAACTGGTGATCGCGAATCCGTCGATCTCTCAGAATGAGATTGCGAAGCACTTCGGGTATTCGGTGCCCTGGGTTTCGCGGGTGTTCTGCTCGGACGCGTTTCAAGCACGGTTAGCGGAGCGAAAAACGGAGCTCGTCGACCCGACGGTCGTGGCTTCGGTGAATGAACGCATGCAAGCGCTGGCGATGCAGAGCCTGGATATCCTCCAGAACAAGCTCGCGGCAACGCAAAATCCGGACATGGCGATGAAGGCCCTGGAAATCTCGACCAAGGCTATGGGCTACGGCGCGCGGCAGCAAAACATCAACACGCAGAACAACTTCGTGGTGCACCTGCCGAACAAGATCGAGGACCCGCACGCCTGGGCGAATGCACATAGCGGCCGGTCGGCACAAGCAGAGACGGTTCCATTTGTTGAGGCACCGAAATAATGTTCCAGACTCCTCTCGCGGAAGCCGTCCAAACCGTCGTCTGGTCCCCTCAACCGGGACCTCAAACTGCTCTGCTCGAATGCTCCGTTTTCGAAGTGTTCTACGGTGGAGCTCGTGGCGGCGGAAAGACGGAATCCTCGATCGGGGACTGGCTGCAGCATTCGTCACTGTACGGGGAAGCGGCTGTCGGCATCTTCGTCCGGCGGAAATTCACACAGCTCGCCGAGGTCATCGCCCGGACAAAGCAGATTTTTCCAAAGCTTGGTGCGAAATACAATGAGCAAAAATCCACCTGGACCATGGCGAACGGCGCACGCCTCAAATTCGTCTACCTGGAGAAAGATGCAGATGCTGAAGAATACCAAGGCCACAACTATACCCGGATTTACGTTGAGGAGCTTACGAACTTCCCAAATCCAGGACCAATTGACAAACTACGAGCGACACTTCGCTCTGGTTCAGGAGTCCCTGTCGGAATGCGACTTACGGGAAATCCAGGCGGCCCTGGCCACAATTGGGTTAAAGCTCGATACATTGATCCAGAACCGCGAGGATACAAGATCCTCCGCGAGGAAACTACTTATGTCCTTGATGGAGCGCCAGTAACAGTCCACCTCGACCGCGTCTTCATCCCGTCGAAGATTGGCGACAACATCCTCCTGATGCGGAACGACCCGACGTACATCCTCCGCCTGCGTCAGTCCGGCTCTGAAGCCCTCGTCAAGGCGTGGCTAGAAGGGAACTGGGATATCGTAGATGGCGCGTTCTTTGACGAATGGTCAGACGCGAACATCCTGTCCATGGACTGGCTGGAGCGCATTCCGCCGTACTCCTCGAAGTTCCGCGCATTCGACTGGGGTTCGGCGAAACCGTTCAGCGTGGGATGGTACGTCATTTCGGACGGTACGTGGGGGCTGCCGAATGGCGCGATGGTGAAGTATCGGGAGTGGTACGGGGCGAAGGGACCGAACAAAGGCCTGAAGATGACGGCGGATAACGTCGCTCGAGGTATCCTGACGCGAGAAGGCGCGCTGTTCGACGTTCACGGTGCGAAACTCAAAGATCCGACGGAGAAACTTCTCTTCGGCGCTGCTGACCCAGCCATCTTCATCCGCAACGGTGGTCCGTCCATCGCAGAATCCATGATGATGGTCGGGTGTAACTGGAAGCCTGCCGACAATAAACGCAAGCCTGGATGGGAGGCTATGCGTCAGCGGATTGTAGGCGTCGACGGCCGGCCGATGCTCTACTTCCTCGAGTCCTGCGAAGACTCCATCCGGACCATCCCCACTCTCCAGCACGACGAAAAGGACCCAGAAGACCTGGATACCGAAGCCGAAGACCACGCAGCGGACGAAACCCGCTACGCCTGCGTATCCCGCCCATGGGTGACGAAAGCCCCGCAGCCTCCAAAGTTGGACTTGCCACGGAACCCAGACCAATATACCTTCGACGAACTCGTGGAAATGGCCGGGCGGAAACGCAGAGCGGCGCTGGCAGATCAGGAAGAATAAGGGAAAATCATGGCGACTACGGATAAGAGCGGCTGGAGCGAAGAGGTCAAAGCCTGGGACACGGAGTTGACTTCGGCGCAAAAGCGCTGGAAGGACTTCCGCAAGGACGGGAAGAAGGTGGTGGAACTCTACGAGTCGATGAAGAAGGCTAACTTTGAGTACAATATCCTCTACTCCAACACGGAAACGATCCTGCCGGCACTGTACAACGCTACGCCGCGGCCGGTCGTGAAGCGTCGGTATAACGACGAAGATCCAGTCGGCAAAGCCGCCTCGACCACGATCAAGCGTTTGCTGGAGTTTTTCGTCGACTCCAATCTCGGAGTGGGGGAGTATCCGACATTCGACGCACTGGTGGAACAGGCTGTGCTGGAAGCCCTCACCCCAGGCATTGGCTTGACGAAGTTCAAGTACGATCCGAAGTACGGCGCAGAGATCCCTCGTGAGGAAGGCGCACAAGGTGAACCTCTGCACGAAGTTACCGCTGAATCTGTCTGCGGTGAGTATGTTCCGTGGGACCGCGTGCTGACTGGCTTCGCGAAGACCTGGGACAATATCCCATGGCTGACGATTGAGCATTTCTTTACCGAGGCGGAGATCAAAGATCAATTCCCAGGTTTTGAAAGCAAGGTCCCTTACTCCTCCTACTCCGGCAAAGACGAGGATGACGGCAACAGCTACAAAGACAAGTCCGAGGAAAAGGGTGGCGAAGACCTCTGCCATGTGTATGAAATCTGGGACAAGGCAACCAAACAGGTGATCTTCATCGCAGAAGGCTACGGCGAAGTCCTGAAAAAAGTCGACGATCCGCTCGAACTCACCGGCTTTTTCCCCTGCCCGAAGCCGCTCACTCTCTACCCGCGCATGTCGAGTATGATTCCGAAGTCCCTCTATGCGACGTATGAGGAACAGGCAAAGGAACTCAACACCTGCACCGTGCGGATTAACAAGATCATGCGGGCAGTGAAAGTTCGGGGCTTTTACGATTCCACGCTGACCGGGCTGAAAGAGCTGATGACGAAGGAAGACAACAGCTTGATGCCGGCGGAAAACGTCTCCGCCATGCTCCAGGGTCAGACGCTGGATAAAGCGATCTGGTTCTTCCCCGTCGAAAAACTGGTCGCCGTTCTCCAACAGCTGTACGCTCAGCGCGAACAGTGCAAAAACGTCATCTACGAGATCACCGGCATCAGTGACATCCTCCGCGGCTCTTCGGCTGCATCTGAAACCGCCACCGCACAGAACATCAAAAACCAGTGGGGTACGCTGCGCCTCAAACGCTGGCAGAAGATCGTCATGCTCTACGTGCGGGATTCGCTGCGCATTGTGGCGGAAATCGCCTGCACGAAGTTTTCTCAAGAAACCATTGCTGCCATGACGGGCTTGCAATTTCCGACTGCCCAACAAAAGCAAATGGCGCAGATGCAGGCTCAGCAAGTCATACAGCAAGCTGTGTCTGCAGGTCAGCAGCCCCCACCACCTCCTCCAGCCTTCACCCAACTGATGAATACTCCGACGTGGGAAGATATCATAAAGGTGCTGCAGGACGACGTCATCCGGAACTACAAAATCGATATTGAAACCAACTCCACTATCGACGCCGAAGCTTCCGAAGATAAACAAGACGTCGCGGAGTTCATGAACGCCATGGCGCAGCTGATGAACGGCCTGATGCCGATGGTGGAACAAGGTTTCATGTCCTTCGACGTGGCGAAGGCGATGATTTTGGCTATCGTCAAACGCTTTCGTTTTGGCGTGGAAGTCGAAGACCAGATCAATCATATGCAGGCTCCACAGAAGACCCCAGGCCAAGATCCGAAAACTCAAGCGGAGGCTGCGAAACTCCAGATGGAGCAACAAAAACTCAAAGCTGAGATGGACATGCAGGCACAACGTGACCAACACGAGCAACAGCAAATGGCTGTGGAGGCTCAAAACAGTCAGCGGCAGGCCGCCATGGAAGAGCAACGCATGCAGCAGGAAGCCGCATTGAAGCAGGAGGAGATGGTCCTGCGCCGTCAGGAAATGTTGGCTGAGCATGAACTCAAGCTTATGGAACTTCAACTGAAAAAACAAGAACTGGCGGCACGTCAAACTGCCCTGAAACAACAACCAAAGGGGAATAAAAATGCCAACCTATGAGTATAAATGCCCAAATGGGCATAAGTTTGAGCTGGTCCGGCCGGTGAAAGCCTACCAACGTCAGGAAGAGTGCCCTGTATGCGATGGTAAGGTGATGGCGGAGCGTTTCTGGTCCCGCGCTCCTATGGGCTATGTTCAGGCGAATTACCCAGCCTACAAATGCCCTGTCACTGACAAAATCATCGACGGCCGGGCAGCGCATGAAGAGAATCTCAAGCGTACGGGGTGTCGGATTCTCGAGCCTGGCGAACGCGAAGAGTCCATCCGCCGACGTGCAGCCGAAGACGCGGCTCTGGAAGCCTCCATCGAGGCCACCGCCGAACAATTTGTGGAAAATCTCCCCTCCGATAAGCGGGAGCAGCTGGGCCGCGAGCTGGAATCCGGCGTGGATGTAACAGTGCAACGACTGTAAGGGGATCAAAATGTTCAAATATAAAAACTTGTTCAAGCGTGTGATGGAAGAACTGGCTGGTGACACTGGCAGCGGTGATGCTGGTGGGGGCGGCAACGCAGACTTCGACATGGCGGCAGCATCGGCTGCAATTAGCGAGGGTCTGTTCGGGAAAACTGAGGGGAGTGATGATGCTGGAGATGAGGATAAAGGCAGTCCTGGCGACGGCGGCGAACCACAGGCAAAGCCTGCTCCTGCTGACGATAGCAGTGTTCCTACTCCGGGCGCTGATAAAAAGCCAACTGATCCGACTCAACCAGCAGCCGACGACCCAAACGCCGCTCCACCAGTCCCAAAAAACGAGGCTCCAAAAACCTGGCGCCCGGACGCAGCAGCTGAATGGGAAAAGCTCCCACCGCGTGTTCAAGAAGAAGTTCTGAAACGCGAGGCCGATATCTTCAAGGGCATCGAGGCGATGAAGCCCGATGCGACAATCGGCAAAGCCTTCGGTACGGCCCTGGCGCCATATATCAACCATCTGACCGCTACCGGGCAGGACGCTGTTGCCTTGACCAAGGAACTCGTCGGCGCCCACATCACCCTCTCCAGCGGGACCGCACAGCAAAAACAGCAGGCAATCCAGCGCATTTTCCAGGTCTATGGCCTACAGATGCCTTCGTCCGCGCCTGCCGATGACCCAGACAATGCGCCCTACGTTGATCCTGCAACGCGGGACTTGCAAAAACGTTTAGAAGCTGTACAATCCCAAATGTCGGAAATGACAGCAGCTCAGCGGCGTGAAGTCGAGGCTCAACAAGCCCAAATCCGCCAACGTGTCGAGGCTGAAGTTGCCGCGTTCGCCGCCGACCCAAAGAATATCCACTATTCCAAGGTCGAAAACGAAATTGCCGCGCTCATCTCGTCTGGAGCTGCCAAGGATCTCCGCGATGCTTACGATAAGGCCATCTGGCTGAATCCAGAAGTTCGTGCGGCTGAGCAAGCCCGTATTGCAACGGAGCAAGCAGAAGCGGCCCGAAAAGCAGCTCTGGAAAAAGCCGAAGCCGCTCGTAAAGCCTCTGCGGCAAATGTGCGTCCGAGTGCAAAAGCAGCGAGCGGGACGGCTCCTCTGAGTAACCTCGACGATACACTGCGGGAAACCTACCGGGAAATCACCTCCCGGTAAAGTGAATTGTCTATAACTTAAAGGAGTAATCTCATGGCATCGCCAAATGCAGTATTCACGGAACTGGTCACCACGACCTTCCGCAAACATCGCAAAGATATCAAAGACAACCTGTCCAAAAACAACGCCATGCTGCGTCGTATCTACGACAAGGGTAATGTGAAGCACGAAGACGGCGGCCTCTCGATCGTGGAGCCGCTGGACTACGCTGCCAACTCGACCTACCAGCGCTACTCGGGCTACGACGTCCTGAACATCGGCGCATCGGACGTGATCTCCGCGGCTGAGTACCAATGGCGCCAGATTGCCATCAACGTGACCGCTTCCGGCCAGGAACTGCGTATCAACAAGGGCGAAAGCCGTATCATCAACCTGGTGAAGTCCCGCACGAAGAACGCAATTCGCACCTTCAAAAACAACTTCTCGGTCGACCTCTACTCCGACGGCACCCTGGCCAACCAGATCAACGGCATCCAGGCCCTGGTCGCGGACGCCGGCGCCGGTACTGTCGGCGGTATCGACTCCTCCGTGTGGACTTTCTGGAAGAACAAGGTCCAGTCGGCTGCTGCCCCGATCCAAGGCGGTGGCGCTATCACCCCTTCGGCGACCACCATCGAAAGCCTGATGCTGGGCCTGTGGCTGGCGTTGGTGCGTGGCGATGACCAGCCCGACATGTGGGTGATGGACAACAACTACTTCCAGTTCTACGAACAGTCGCAGACCTCGATCAAGCGCTACACCTCGAGCGAGAACATTTCCGGTGGCTTCGTGAGCCTGAAGTACAAAAACGCTGACGTGTTCTTCGACGGCGGCTCCGGCATCCCAGCCAACCACGCCTACGCGCTGAATAGCGACTACCTGTACCTGGTCGCGCACAGCGACGCCGACATGACCGTCATGGATGAGATGAAGCCAGTCAACCAAGACGCCGCCGTCATCCCGATCCTGTGGATGGGTAACCTGATCTGCTCGAACCGCAGCCTGCAGGGCGTGATGAAGGCTTAAGTCCGTCGACGAACCGCCCCGGGAATACGGCAATGTATTTCCCGGGGATTTCTTCAAGAATCTTTCAAGCTAAAGGAGTCCCATCATGGGTCAAATTTCTGCAACTGGCGTTATGGGTGCTAACACCGACCGCCGTACTTCCACGGCGGAGTTCACCGTCGGCCTTCCAATGCTGGACAACCAAAACCGTACCTGGGTGTATGTAGGTCCGGCAGCCAACGCAATTTCGGCGGCTGCAACCTGCACTGTCACCGGTGCCTTTGCTGTGAACAACACCGCAGGTAACTACACCGCCGATACGGCCTTCGCCACTGGCGATTTCGGCTGGGTCCGCAAAACCACGTCGCCGCTGTAATTTTCACCGTTGGTCCCCTCGGTGTTTGCCTCAGGGTTTCGGCCCTGGGGTTTTTTTGGGGACACAAGTTTAAGGGGATATCAAAATGGTACAAAAACTAGACGAACGCCCACCTTATGTGTCTTTCGAGACTGTCTCCGTCGAGGATCGGGCGGCTTCGATTCAGGCCGGTCACTACGTTGGCCGCGACGTTGACATGGTGTACATTACGCCAGCCGGTTCGAAAGACCGCATCGAACGTGTGGTCAGCGAATGGTTTGACAAACTTCGCGACGATATGGCAGCGGATCGTGTGCCGCGTACCTGGGTCGAAGCTTTCCGCGCGGAATATGAAGCCTACAAAGCCGGCAGTAGCCGCCCTGTCAACGGCACGCCTGTATCGGATTGGCCGGGTATTTCGCCATCGCAGTTGAAAACCCTCCAAAGCCTGCGCCTGCTGGCCATTGAAGACGTCGCGGCGATGAATGAAGAAGCCATCGCCCGTGTTGGCATGGGTGCCCGTTCTCTGAAGCAGCGCGCAATCGACTACCTAGCGGCATCGGAAAATGTCGGAAAAGTGGCAGAAGAAAGCTCCCGTCTACGTGCTGAACTGGCCGACCAGAAGGCGCGTAATGACATGCTGGAAGAGAAGGTTGCGGCGATGGCGATGCAGCTGCAAACTCTGGCTTCCGCAGTTCCGCAAAACCCTTCAGCCGGTACTACCGTGGGCATTTCTGCCGCAGACCTCCTCGACGACAGCCCGGGCACCAAACTCTAAGGAACGACCATGTCCACCCTTCTACAGCTCATCCAACAGTTCAGCGCACGCCGCCTTTTGCCTGCGCCGACGATCGGGGTCGCCTCCCAGGACGACCAGATCCTCCAAATCATCGGTTTGATGAACGAGGTGTTGGAAGATCTTACGACGCGCTATGTCGGGACGGGGCTGCAGAAGGTGGCAACATGGACTTCAACGGCAACGGAAGATCAGGGGCCTATCACCACTCTTGCCCCGTTCGGGTTTAAGTGGATGATCAACGACACCTTCTGGGATCGTGACGTTCGTTTGCCAGTGTTCGGTCCAAAGTCGCCGCAGGAATGGGAGACGCTGAAGGCAACCCCGATGACAGGACCATACCTTCAATACCGCATCCAGGGCGGAAATCTCCTCTTCAACGGTGGCGGCATCCCTGCCGGTCACACCATGGCGTTCGAGTATGCCTCAGACTGGGCTGTGCGTGCGGCCGACCTTATCACGTTCAAGCCGTGGTTTACTGCTGACACCGACACCTGCCTCTTCCCTGACAATTTACTGCTTTCGGGGCTCAACTGGCGCTGGAGGCTGGAAAAAGGTCTGTCCTATGCCGAAGCCTTCCGTGACTACGAAGCGAAAGTCGCAGATTTCAACGGCCATGACGGATCGAAGTCTGAAATTTCCATGGATGGCGGTCCTAACGGATGGCAGCCAGGTATTTGGGTCCCTACAGCAAACTGGAATTTGTGATGATGCGTCAGCCATTAAAATCGAGCGGCACGAATCTCGCGCGCCCTCTGCGTATTCCTGCCCCTATCGGTGGATGGAATACTTCGAGTTCTCTCGCGGATATGGCGCCAACTGATGCTATCTACTTGGATAACTTCTTCCCACGCACATCGGACGTGATCCTACGCAAGGGGCGTCAAAAAGTAGCCTCTGTTCCGGAGGGTGAATCGGTCCGCACAGTGCTCGGGTATAAAGGCGTCAACGGACAAGTCAATCTCTTCGCAGCTACAGAAAAAGGTATCTATGATATCACCGATGGCGGCAGCTACACGACTCCAGACACTCCGGCCACCAACGGGGAGTGGCAATACACCGCTATCACCACGCTTGGCGGATCCTTTCTGGTCTTGTGCAATGGCGTCGATGACATGAAACTTTTCAACGGTGTGTGGAAGGATCTCAATGCCACATCCGTTCCAAGCCTCACAGGCATAAACAGTAAAGATGTTGTCAATGTCCATAAGTTCAAACGTAGACTGATTTTCTGCAAGAAAGATAGCCTTTCGTTCTTCTACCTTCCCGTAGACTCTGTAGGTGGTGTAGCCCAGGAATTTCCACTCGGCAGTGTGTTTAACGAGGGTGGGTATCTGGTAGCTACTACTACATGGACTATTGATGGCGGTAATGGTCCTGACGACTATTTCGTCGCAATTACATCTGAAGGTGAGGTCGTAGTTTATAAGGGCTCCGACCCAAGCAGCGCTTCTGACTTTGGCCTTGTAGGGCTGTTCAAACTCGCCAAGCCTATGTCGCGACGTTGCTTTGTTAAGCTTGCGTCAGACACAGCAGTCATCACACGCAGTGCAGTATTTCCCCTGTCAAAATCCCTTGGTGTGGTAGAGGTCGACCGTCGTGTGGCTTTGACCAGTAAAATTCGCCGTGCCTATCAAGAGTTTACCAATGCTTACGCAGACCTCTACGGCTGGTCGCTGAACCTTTTTGCCGACGAGTCCATGCTCATCGTGAACGTCCCTGTCTTGAATTACAAAGACAAAGGCATCATGTACTCGTACCAGTTTGTGATGAATACAATGACTGGCGCTTGGTGCCGATTTACTGGCATGAATGCGGAATGCGTGACTACCTTTGATGGGAAACTTTATACTGGCCTTCGCAACATCGTTCATCAAGCCTGGATAGGTGACGCTGACGACCTTGCGACAATCACCGGCTCTGCCAAAACTGCCTTCTCCCCGCTAAGATCAGGGGCAAACAAGCGCGTTACCATGGTCCGCCCAATCATCTCCACTTCCGGCTCGCTGACCATCCAGCTCGGTCTGGACGTAAACTACGAACAACGCCAGTTCTCCAACGGTTACATTTCCTATCTCGAGGAAGTTTCCCTCTGGGACCAAGCTATTTGGAACCAGTCCAAATGGAGCGGTTCCGGAGCTGTTATCTCTTCCTGGCGCGCTATTGCCTGTAAAATGGGGAGCGTGGTATCAACGCGCTTGCGCTGTGTCGGGAAGGGTGTTAGCATGACGTGGATCGAGACGGGTATGCTAGTAGAAGACGGGGGTCTTGTGTGAAAGTTGATTACAGCCAGCCGCAAGAAGCGCTGGATATGCTCTTCGCGGCTCTAGGGGTAAAAAGCCTAGGGCTGTGTAAATGGCTGGCTGTGCGAGCGGAAGACGGTGAAATCCTCGCTACGTTCGCTTTTCATAACTTCGGCCCAGCGGGGTGTGAGATGAGTGCTGCGGTATTCAACCTCCGACCATCTCGCCACGTGCTAAAGGCTGTCTTTTCCTACCCCTTCATCGTATGCGGCCACCGCAGGCTGACTGTTGTAATCAAAGAAACTAACAAAAGATCTTTCGACAATGCGATTGGCTTAGGCTTTCGCGTAGAAGGTTTAGTTCGAGACTGGTATCCGGAATGTAACGGAATCCTGCTCGGCATGATAAAAGAGGAATGCAAATGGCTGGCGATACCCCAGACGCACCAGACCCATACGCGACTGCGGACGCGCAGGGCAAAGCAAACGTAGAAGCTGCGAAAGCTACCGCAGCACTCAATCGCTACGACACGGTCACTCCGTTCGGCTCCGTTACGTGGTCACAGGATCCTACAAACCCGGATCACTACATCAACACCACGACACTGGACCCGAAGGTTCAGACTATGCTGGATTCTTATCTGGCAAAGGCGAATACTCCCACGTCGAATATTAACTTTTCCGCACTGCCAGCTGCCGGTGTGGCTAAGGACATTCCTGCTTTGGATATTTCCGGCGCCCCAAAAGTAAGCGCAACCAAAGTCGACACAGGCACAGCCCTTTCCGGTAAAGTTGCTGACCAGTACGGCAATATCGCCAGTACTGTTGCTGACCGCATGAAGCGGATGTATTCCACTGACTTCAACTACGACAGCCTGGGCGCCATGCCAACGGCCTCAGATGCTACGCGAAAAGCAGTGGAAGATGCGTACTACGCTCGCCAAGCAGCTCGCCTTGACCCGCGCATGCAGCAGGATGAAGAGGCCTTACGCACGCGTCTCGCCAATCAAGGCATTATCGCTGGAAGCAAGGCTTACGAAGATGCCTACGATCAGTTCAATCGTGGGAAGAATGATGCCTACTCTTCCGCAATGAACGACTCTATTCTGAACTCCACCTCCGAAATGGCTAAGCAGTTTCAACTGCAGATGCAAGCACGTCAGCAGGGTGCCGCCGAGCTGGAAAAGGTTCGGCAAGCCCCGGCACTCGAAGCTCAGGCAGCTCTCGGACTGTACGGCAACGCCTCGAACATCAATATCGCTAATCTGGAAGAGCAGAGCAAACTCTACGAGCGTGACCTTGCGGCGGCCCAAGCTGCTCGCGACAGTTACATCAAAGAACAGCAACTCCTGCATTCCACTGCCTCCGCGGATCAAAACCAGAAGTTCAATCAGGACAATGCTGCCCGCGCCACGGCCCTGCAGGAGCAGTTAGCGTGGATCAACAACGACCAGGTTGACAGAACCAACAGTCTGAATCAACTTCTAGCGCTTCGTAGCGGAACTCAGGTGAATGCGCCTGGGGCAACTCCAGTCCAGGTAGGTGCATCTCCTGTAGCGCAATCGATCTACAATAGCTATCAAGGGCAACTACAGAATGCTCAAAACCAAGCTGCTGGGATTAACGGGGTGCTGGGTACTGCTGGCATGCTCGGCGCCGCTGCAATGATGTCTCCAGTAGGTACTTTCGCCGGCTTAGCGGCGTTGTAGTCATGTTTTCCAGGCATCTTCTTGATAATCTCCATGGAATACGCGCTTGTATTCCCCCGGTAGATCTTCGTGTGTCTGCAGTTTTCAAGGACAACCTTCGCTTTGCCGCTGCTATAATGGTTGCGAGTGAGAAATTGCTCGAAACAGCCGCGGCTGCTATTCCGTCTGAGTCTACGCCGTTTTTGCAAAGTTTAAAAGCGTATTATGTACGCCACCTGGAAGAAGAGCGCGGACATTTTGAATGGCTGATGGACGACATTGGTGGAGATTTTAAGTGCGACTGGATGGCGGCAGAAATTACCGGGGCGCAGTACTACGCAATCCATCACTGGAGTCCTGTGGCTCTTTTAGGCTACATGCTGGTTCTTGAAGGCTTTCCGGCGCCTATGGAAACGATTGTCGCATTGGAAGAGATTTACGGAAAACGCTATCTTCGGTGCATGCGCTACCACGCAGAACATGATCTCGAACACCGCGTAGAACTTTACCAAATCCTCGATAATACACCTGAAAAATATCAGCAACTTATCGAGCAGAATGCAGTCCACACGCAGACCCTGATTGGTGTGGCTCAGAAAACCTGGGGTGTTTAAATGGCTACTCTCGCTAACTACGATTACGATACTGAAAACTCCGATATTACCCGTCGGCAGAAGATTGCGGATGCGCTACAGGCTCAGGCATTACAGCCTATGAACTTGCCACTGCGCGGGAAGGCGAGCATTCTCAATGCCGTCGCACCTATCGTGCAAGCCCTCATCGCCAGCAAAAGCCAAGAAGGCCTGAAAGCCGATCGTGCGGCGTTGACTCAACGCTACTCCGACGACCTTGCGCAAGGTATGCAAAAGTTCTATGATACCTCGATGGGCGGGACTGACACGCAGATGGTCGGCGGTCCAAATCCTGACGGTACGGACGGCAGCCACCTTTTCCAGACCGCTCGTGCGCCGAACCCGCGTCAAGCTATCGCGGATGCGCTGGCGTCGAACCATCCAGTGCTGAAGGAGTTCGCCATGAAGCAAATGGCCGAACAGGCTGCGCTGGACAAGAAAAATCAGATCTCGCCGAAGGACCTTCTGCCCTACGCCAGCCCGGCGTCGATTCTGGCAAATCAGAGCGACCCTTCGAAGTGGGCTCCGAAAGCCAACCTGGATAAAATCGGAGATGTGGTGTTTGACCCAGAAACTCGCAGCATCGTTAAACTCGGTGGTCCAGAGCCAACGCGCACGACGATTGGTGGCGATCTGTATCAAGCCAGTCCTTCGACCGGGGAGTATAAGAAACTCGACAACGCACCGAAGGTTTCTGTGGCTGTTAACCCCGTCATCGCCGGCCAAAAAGCCGGTATGCAAGCCTATTGGGAAGGTGCGGGTAAGAAAGTCAACGCTCTGGGTGAGATCGCGCAACAGGCCTCGAACAACAAGCAGACAATTGCAGAACTTCGCCAGCTCGATGCCAACGGTATCTTCTCGAACAGCCCAACCGGCACTGCTACGTTCCTCTCGAACCTCGGCCAAGCCGTCGGTGTCCCTGTTGACGTAGCCAAGCTGGGCAATACCGAAACCTACAACGCACTGACTACCGAACTCTGGCAGGGTCTGGTGGCGAAGTACGGCGGCAACCGCGGCGTGACGGCAGACGAAGCGAAAGAGATCAAGAAGATGCTGCCGCTGGCTGGGAATTCTCCACAAGCCCGTCAACAACTCTTCAACATCCTCGATCGCCTGTCCAATCGGCAGATCGCGCAGTATGAAAGTGCGAACAAGTCCTTCGCAAAGGCGGCGAAAATGGACGATCCTGAGCTCTTCTCCGACCAATTTCAGGGCGTGTTCAACCCGGCCCCGAACACCCCTTCACCGACGACTCCGCCTACCCGTAAGGGTGTAACCGTCTCGAACTGGAAGAACTGATCATGCCACGGAATATCACTGTCACCTTCGACGATGGTTCGCAGCACGTCTACCAGAACGCTCCTGACGATGTAACGCCGGAGGAGGTTACGACACGCGCCCAGCAAGAGTATGGGAAAGGTGTGAAAGCCCTGGACGGAGGTCGGCCTGCTAAGGAGAAATCCTTCCTGGAGTCGGCTGGCGACACCCTCAAAAATGTCGGCACTGGTTTCCTAAAAGGGCTTTCTAGCCTGGCCGTAGGCGCTGGCGATGTTATGGCAAATGACCCTCAAATCCGCGAGGCTGTGGCTGTTTCTGCGCGTAAGCGCGGCGTCATCCCAGAATCCATCGCGCCAAAGTTTGGTGAGCTGGGTGATAAAGTTGCTGGCATGGGGTATCAGCCACAGACGCCAAAAGAAAAGCTGATCAATGCTATCGCTGCAGGTGCTGGTGGTGCTCTGACAAGCCCTGCCGGCGGTATCGGCCCTCTTCGTGCTATGGGTATCGGTGGCACTGCTGGGCTTGGTTCCGAAGCTGCAAGCCAAATCTCCGGCGGAAATCCTGCTGCTGCGATTGCTGGCGGTCTTGCTGGCGGTGGTGTGGCTGGGGCGTTGTCCAGCATTCGCGGCAACACTCGCTCACTTGCGCAGGAAGCACTGCGTGATGTGAAGCCAGAAGATCTGGCTCTGGCCCAGGCTCGGCAGGAAGAAGCCCGCGCTCTTGGCATCCCTATCAATCTTTCCCAGGCGATGCCAACCCCTTCGAACATCGACACGATCGTGGATACACTGGCAAACAGCCGCTACGGCACGAAGGTTACAAAGCAGCTCCGTAACCAGCCGTCTCAAGTCGCTATCGGCATGGAGGATCAACTTGCAAAACTTCCAGGCGATATCCGCGCCCCACAAACTGTCGCCAACAACATGCAGGACGTGACGACGAAGGTTATCGATACCGCCAAAAAAGCCCGTGCAAAAGCCTGGCTGGACGAGTATAATAAAGGCGTGCTGGACCTGAAGGCGAAGGCCATGGGGCAGACGGAAAATGTGACGACGACGTCGCCAGTACTTGTGGATGAAGCGGGCAATCCACTTAAAGTTACCAAAGCCGTTGATGCTGTGGATACCGTCGGTACGATGCCGGAGGCTTCCGTAAAAGCCGCCTATGACAAACTCGGCACGCTGGCTGCGGAACGCCCAAACACTGGCCTGTCCGATATGCTGCTGGATCTGCGGGCAAAGCTCAAATCCGGCGATCGGTTCATCACTGACGGAGAGCAGATCAACGGGATTCTGAAGGACGTCACCGCACGCCTGAAGTCCCCCGACCTGGCTTCCAAGGGCGTCGATGCCGGCGGTGTGAAATTCATGGGCAACACGATCAACGATCTGCGCGAAGGCTTCGGGGAGAAGTTCACCCCGTTCCAGAACGCGAATCAGGTCTTTGCCGACACGACTGAAAACATCATTAACCCTCTGAAAAAATCCGTCGTGGGAGACCTTGCGGGCAAGCGTGGCTCTCTCCCGGATCAGGAAGCCGTGAAATCCCGCATCACAAGCATCTTCCGGCAAGGCACTGTTCCAGGCGCAAAGTCATCGGAAATCCTGTCCTTGGAAAAAGCCATCCGCAACGTACCAGCTACGGCAGATAATGTTTCCGGCCCTGCGGCATTTCAAGACGCGGCTAAAACCTGGATGGCGTCGGAAATCTCCGCAGCAGCTAAACAAACCGGCGACCGTGTGGCAGACAATATCGCAGCCAATCTCGAATCTACCTTCATGGGCAATGATACCAAGGCCCAAGGTTTCCGCGATACCCTCGTCGCTCTCGCCCGCAGCCAGGGCAAACCAGACTCCACCTACGTGAAGGGGATGGAAAACTTCTTCAAAACCGTCTCGGCTGCGTCCCGCCGTCCAGGCTCTGTCGGCGGCGTAGGTTCCGGCGGTGTGGCAGAAGTCGCTGGTAAAACTGTCGCAACTCCCAATGGCAATACCATCATCAACCCCTTCCGTAACATCCTCGCCCGATGGTCTGAGCGTCTTCAAGCCGATGCCTACAGCGAAATTGATCGCTTGTTGACTTCGCCGGAAGGAGTGGCTACGCTCAAACAGCTCGCGAAGCAGCCTCCTATGTCTGCCGCCGCGCAGAACACTATCTCCACTTACCTGGGTACGCAGGCGACTGTAGGGGATGACATGACGCAGCCTTATCCTAAATAACCGCGGGAATACGTCATCGTATTCCCCATGGAGAATTCCAATGTCTTACGATGGCAACGGGGCGTACACTCCCCCAGCTCCGCAGTACCCTGCGATCCCAGGTACACCAATCCTCGCAGAGGATTTCAATGACATTATCTCCGACATTGCGCAAGCGTTGTCGTTGGTACTCGTGCGAGATGGGCAAGCTCCTATGACCGGTGATCTGGACCTCGGCACGAAGAACCTCAAAAACGGAAAACTGGCCTCAACAATTACAGCAACAACCCTCCCAGTAGGTACAAACACGGATCAAGTTGCTACTGCCGCAATGATCGTGGCGGCTGCGTTTGCCGCAGCCCTACCAGCCCAGGCCGGCGTTAAAGCCTCTCGTGTCGTCAACACTAACGGCAGTGGCACGGCGTTCTGGGGAATGCCTCGAAACCCAATGTCCCGGATCAACTCCTACAAAACTCTCTCTGGTTAAGGACCTATCATGGCCGCTAATATCGACCCAATCTTCCCCCTCAAGCCTCGAGCTGCTTGGGGTGATCTCGCAGCTGCCAATACGGCGAAAGATGGTACTGGTGTGGTACTCACACTCGGCCCAGTCTCGGCCGATGGTGGCTTTCTGCGTGATATTCGCTTCCTTCACAAAGGCACAAACGTCCCTACCGTTGCTCGCTTATTCCTCAACAACGGCTCCTCAAACGCTGTGGCGGCGAACAACGCTCTGTGGTACGAAATCTCCATCGCCGCCGGCACACTGTCTGAAACCTCGCAGCAAGATCCTTATGTGATCCCATTAAATCGCGAAATTCCAGGCGGCCATCAAATCCTCGTTACCCTCGGCACCGCAGTAGCTGCCGGCATCAAGGCGACACTGACCTGGGGAGACTACTCGTGAATAATTTTCCAAGTCCTGCGATCAGTGCTGGTCCGCTTCATCGGGAAAAGCGCACGCAGAACAGCTTGGTCCTGCCGGAAAATCTGGGCTGGGTGATCGAGCTTGTGAACTCCTCGGCCGTGACTGATGTGCGGGTACGTCCGCCTTCAGAAGTTGGTCCAGAGTTCTACTTCTATGTATTCAACAATTCCAGCACGACAAAGACTGTATCCTGCCCGAAGGCTAACGGTCTGGTCGGGTATTTCGACACCGGCAATCCCTATGTTGTACTGTCACCTGGCGATTTTGCGCTATTCACAACTGATGGCGTTGTGTTTAATTGCATTTTCCTGCTCCAGCGACAGAAAGGGTTTAACCGTTCGGCACTGTATCTCTCGAACTCCGACTTCGTGATCTTCTCCGCCGGGGATTACCGTGTCACGGCGCAAGGTGCGGGCGGTTCTGGTGCCGCGGCAAATGGCGCTGCTGGTATAGCTTTAGCGACTGGCGGTGCTGCGGGCGGTACTGTCAGTTTGATCCAAAATCTGGTCGGTCCTTTGGTTACTATCACAGTTGGCGTTGGTGGCGCAGGTGTCACTCGTGCTACTGGCGGCGTCACTAACGGCAACGCTGGCGGAAATACTACCGTAGTAGGCGCGAATATAAGCCTTACCGCGAACGGCGGGGCTGGCGGTTTGGCTGGGTTGTCAGGCTCAGTCGCCGGCGCTGTTGGCGGTATCGCTTCGGGCCCAGCAGGTGCCACCATTCGTCAAGGTGGGAATAGCGGGTCAGCGAGTGGCGCGGCTGTCGTGAATTCCGCCGCAGCTACTGGAGGTGGAGCTCCTGCTCTGTATGCCCCGTATTCCCTGACGCAGCCAGGTCCTGCCTCCGGTAATGTCTCCTTTACCACTGGCACTACTTGCGCGGCTTCTGGTGGCGCTGGCGTTGGTGGTACGAGTGGAAATGCTGATGCAGGTGCGACAAGTTCGGCTTCTGGCGGCGCTGGTGCGGCAAGCGGTACAGGAGTCACAGCCCAAGGTTCGTCGCCAGCTGCTACTTCCGGTGTGGCATCTGCTGGCGGTCTCGGTGACTTGCTCTGCATAAACCACGGATTGCAGCTTAACGGGGCAGGAACTGCTGGTTCCCTCTCTGCTAATACAGCCGCTGCTGGAGCTGGCGCTGGCTCTGGCGGATGCGCTCGTCCTAACACAGCAGCAGCTGTTTCTGGTGCTGGTGGCTTCTCCGGAGCCTCTGGTGGCGCTGCGTGTATCGCAAACAACGCTACTTCTGGGAATGCGGGTGCTGGTGCCGGTTCTGGCGGAGCTGCAACTGTAGGTGGCGGTACAGCCCAATCAGGCAACGGCGGTAACGGCTGGGTGCTGCTCGAATGGTGGGAGGACTAACATGACACAAGAAAGAGAAGAAATCAACATGGACAAAACTGTGGTCAAAGAGGCTATCAAGGAATGGCTGGACGAGCAGTTCATCACGCTCGGCAAATGGACCGCAAAGGGGATCGCAGCAATGATACTGGCGGGGCTGTTGTACCTCGCTGTGAAAGGGTACGGGTGGCATAAATGATTCCACTGGTGGCAGAACTCCTAGCGAACGGGCTGGGTTTGCTTGGGAATGCTGTGATGGCGAAGGGAAAGGAAGTGGTCGAAGAAAAGCTCGGCGTGAAACTTCCGGAAACCGCCGCTACGCAAGAACAAATTCTGGCGCTGAAGCAGCTCGAATTCCAGCATGAAGAATGGCTGGTCTCACAGTCGCTGGAAGAGAAGAAACTGGAGCTTGAGGAGACGAAAGCCTACCTCGGCGATGCGGCTGACGCTCGCGGGATGCAAGAAACGGCACTGAAAACTGATGATATCTTCGCTCGCCGGTTTGTGTACTACTTCGCTACGGCAGTGTTGCTGTTCTCCGTGGTCTACATCTCCGCGATCACCTTTTGCAAGATACCGGAAGAGAACATCCGCTTTGCCGACACAATCCTGGGCTTCCTCCTCGGCACGTTGCTGACCACGATCATCAACTTCTTCTTCGGCACCAGCAAATCGAGCCAATCGAAGGACACCGTGATCAGCGATGTTGTGAAGCACATCACGAAAGGGGGTTGATATGGGACTCGTCGTTGAACAAGCCGCTTTTTTGCTTGACGCTTGCAAACTGATCGAATTCGCCACTGCGCAGGGATTTCAAGTCACTGGAGGCGAACTATTCCGCACGCCGGAGCAGCAACAAATTTACGTCAAAACCGGCCGGTCGAAGACCCTCCAGTCCAATCATCTTCGTCGGCTGGCCATCGACCTGAACTTCATCCTCGACGGTCAGCTCTGCTATGACAAGCAGCGGCTGGAACCCCTCGGACAGTTCTGGGAAAGCCTGCACCCGAAAAATCGCTGGGGAGGTCATTTCTCCTCTTTCAAAGACATGCCGCACTTCGAGCGGAACATTTAAAGGAAAAATCATGGGAGCCGAAAACCTCTTCAATGCACGTTCAAACTCCATTACAATCACGTCCACCGGTGGCGTGGCGTCGGCATCGACTGCATTACCGGCCATCGGGACGAGTTTGCGCATTGTATCATCCGGTGGTGGGACATATGGCTATATCGCGCTGGCTGATACGAATACCGCAGCCGCCGTCGTCGCCGACGCCACACCGCGCATGAACGCCACTCCGTTCCTGATCGGATCCGATATCACTCTCGAAATTCCGCAAACCCAGCAGTACGCTTCGATCATCGGAGAGGCAGGTCAGACGATCAAAGCCGTTGTTCAAGTGGCGGAGGGGCAATAATATGTTACGCGCTGTCGTAGCCGCAGTTCGTGCGGCGTTCTCCTCCGCCGGGAATTTCATCGGTTTTCCTTCTGGTTCCGGCCGTTTGCCTGTACCTTTCGTCGTTATGCAGCCTGGCGTGCCGGTGGGGCTGCCTTCGAGCGGTACTGTCGGGAATAACGGAGCACTCACGCTCACCACCGCTCTGTCTGCGGTCTATCCCCACATTTTTCTCTTCTTCCCGGCCAACGCGCTTTTCGCCGGATCGGCTTCAGGGATTTACTACTGCCAAATGTCGAGTACGACTGTCGGTACTGTGTTTGCGGATCAGTATCTTGGCGGGGATAGCGTTGCACCGGCGACTCCTACTCCAATCGTAGCGACTGGTCCAGGAGCGTACACGCAATCGCTGTCGAAAATTGCTCTCCGCACACGGACGCTGGAAGGTGGCTTGCTCGGCCCGATCGGCGGATTGAAGTATCGTCCCTTCATCTCCTACCCGGCAAACACCAACGTGAAAATGCTGTATGTTGACTTTGGCGGGGTGAACGCAATCACCTCCAGTCGGTCTAACGGTACGTCAGTGGCAGATTCCTGGGATGCGTCGATTTTCAATCGTGGGAGCCAAGCCCTCAACATCATGTCGGCTCTGCCTATCGCAAGTGCGAATACGAGCACTGCTTTCAGGTACACCACGGTGGATACGTCGACTTCGACTATCCTGGCCTTCAGTGCGCAGTTGGCTGTTGCCACTGACTTCGTCATTATCGAAAGCTGCCTCGTGGAGGTAATTCCGTCATGATCTATGTCTTCCACGACATGAAAACGGCAGAGGCAGAAGCAGCTGCCGTCCCAGCCCCAAAATTCGTCTGGTGGCTTATTACGGAGATTGTAGTCTACACTGGAACGGATATCCCTCAAGCGCCGCCTACAGAAGGAGCTTAGGCGGCATCCCCCTCATGTAGGTTTGGTCCCGGAAATACCGTAGGGATCGAACCTACATTCTTTATGTGAAGTAACCCCGCCTTCGTACACCCCGCCATAATGTCTTCGAAGTCCCGAGAGGACGGAAAGTACATGTGGACAAAGCGATAGACCTCCATGTACGGCATGTACCCTCTTCTCGTTACATTTTCCACAAGCCTGTCAACGTAGACTGAAGTTTCTGACTTTCCGATTTTGGAAAACACCATGGCCATGTCTGGTTCAAGATCTTTGAGCATGGTGTCGGCGAGGGATAGGTGTTCTTCGTCGATGACAAGGGAATCAGAGCTTGCTGCAGATAGCACCATGGCAAGCTTATGAAGGTGAGTCTGTTTACGAGCGATGTAACCGCCAAATCTTTCGTCATCGAGATTGATTGGACGCTTTTCGTAGAGATCACGATACCAAGCCTCTCCCCAGGATACAGCGGCACGAGATAAGGAGAATTCTCCGGCCATGTTGGATATCGAAGTAAGATCTTCCACGAGCTTATCGGCAAAAGACTCAAGGTTTTGCGGAACGCATAATCCAGGGTAGGCGACATATTTCTCCTTTCTATCGGCGTAGACGAATATACAGCGGGATGTGAATCCGCCGCCGATCATGTATTCTGGGAAGTTGCCGGCGATCCACGCAGGAGTTGTGCACGCGGCGATATTGAGCCAAGGGTTGGTGACGGATTCAGAGCCGCTGTGTTTGGTTTCTTTCTTTAGCTCTCCCTTCTTCCCATCCCAGAGATTGACGAGCATGTCCACCATGTCTTTGTCTTGAGGGTTGAGGAGATTGCCGAACTCGGAGGATTCGATGGTGAGGGCTGACATGGGGTAGTATTCCCCATTGAGCTCGAACATTTCGGAAACTTTCGACATGGCCGCGAGAAGAGCCTGCATTGTGACCACGCTCGGGCCCATTTGAATCCTGGGCACACGCTTGAGAAGGTCCATGGCGATGCCGACCGTGGTCGATTTCGACACGATACCCGGCGGTGCTACCAGCACGATATAGAAATTCGGATGCCATTGAAAATAGGCTTGGTCCACCCAAACCTTTCGGCGTAATGCGCCCGCAATGGCGGAGACTCCGGACCAGAAATACATCCGTTTCGGAGCCTCCCCATACGACGCATATTCCATGAAAGCGTTAAGCCAGTCAGGAAAATTGCGTGCCAAAATAATCCCCTCAGATACTTAAGTTAGTCACATTCGCCCCACGACTTCGCGGAGGTCTTCACGCCAACAGGAATCACCAGCGGGTCATCATACGGTAGAGGGATTTCAGCGCTCGCCACAATACGACGAACCGCATCATCTCCCAGGGCACTATCGAACTGACCGGCCAACGAGTCATGAACCTGCAGAAGGACCTGAATGTCTTTGTGATTTTCATGGATGTTAACATAGCCTCGGTTGATCAGGCAACCTACAGTGGATTGAGGTATCCATGCCACGACTTCGTTGAAGGTATTGGATTCGATCCGGTCGAAGATGTAACAACGATAGCCAAAGATGTTCTCGACCATGCGGCGTTTGAAGACCTGATCTTTGACCTCGTCGTGCCACTTTTTGAGGTTCGGGAACTTGCCGAAATACCACTTCTGGATTACCTCGACTTCGTGGACGCCGAGGCCCAGGCGTTCGGCAAGACCCTTGCCTGTGCCGAGGTAATGGGTGCCGTGGCAGAGGGACTTGAAGATGGAGTACTGCTTGTCATGCTTGGTCATGTTGGGGTTTTTATAGTACTCCTTCATGACCTCGACGTAGACTTTCTTCCCCTCGGCTAGCATGGCCTTCATTTCCTTGATATCGGCTTCCCAGGCTACAATGCGGAGGTCGGCGGAATCCAAGTCGATATCGAAGAATGTTTTACCCGGGTCTGGAATAAACAAACTGCGAATGTTTGGGAGTTCGAGTTCGTCGTCTTCCCCACCTTTAGGGATATTCTGCATATTGAGTCCGGAGCCGAATGCGTTTTTGCTCGATGCAAATCGATAGGTTTCAGTACCAGCGATATTGAAAGAGCAGCGCAGGCGTCCATCAATGTCAAGAGGGGCGTTAACAAATGTTGATAGGAACACTCCAAGTGAACGTAGCTCTGCGATCTTCCGCACGATGGGCTTGAGTAAAGGCTCACGTTCGGCAATTTTTCGGAGAGCTTCATCGTTTGCAGTAACTGTACCAGTCTTTCGGTTGATGACTGGTCGTTGACCAAGTTCAGCATAGAATAGCTCCTGGAGTTGTTTAGGGGACCCGAAATTGACTTCGCGGCCGAGAACGTCGAAGAGCCATTGCTCACGGACGGAGATTTCCTCGAAAAGCTTGGTGGCGAATTCCGCGCGGAGCTTGGTGTCGGCGCGGCAACCAGTGTTCATGGTGTTGAGCACCGGCCAGAAGAGCTTTTGCTGAAAGGCCTGGATTTCCGGGAGCTTACGCCAACCGGAAGCCGCAAGGGGGGCGATGGCTTTGTTTTCTTCCTCGTCGACCTCATAGGTGATGACAGCGTCTTTGCAGTTGTAGGACCAGTAGGAATCTTCGTCGTGCTTCTTCGGGTCCCACTCCTTGCC